TCTTCACGAGATTTTAACATAATGTTTCCACTTGCTTCAATTTGCTCATTATTTGATTCAACTTCATCAGACACCATACGCTCTTTTTTATCCATGTTTGCATTTTTAATGCCAAAATACGTCATAGCTTCAAGCCATACAGCATTCTTTTGTAGATTCAATTTATCAACAACAAAAGGGGCATCCGTTTTAAACACTTTGATTGCTTCTGGATCAAAGTTTTTATTTACAACAATAACAGGGGCATTCCCTTCATATTGGTTATAAACTTGTTTTAAAGAAAATTGGTTTGTATCTTCAGCCACTATCATAACTGGTGTTTTCTGTGCATTCTGATTAATTCGGATAATCTCTTTTAATTCAGCTAAATCTTGTGCAAACATCATAATTGAATTCATGCTAGGTAGATGTATATCATTATTATAGATTACCACCCCTTGCCCCTTAGCATCTTCATTCTTTTTCGTTCCATTGTTATAGACTTCAAAATCTCTATTTTCTAATTGAGGTGTTGCCGTTCGAAACTTAGTAGGAAGTAAATAATGATTTACACCGCTAACAGCTCCTTGCACAGCAATATACCCAATTGTAGGTTCATTATAAAAACCAACATATCCATGAGTATGAAGCATCATTTCAAGATATCGAGGGTCTACGCTTTTTGGTAAACCTTCCCATTCAAATAATTGAAAAGCTAAACTAGATAAATACCTAGCATAATGATAGTAATAGCGATTACCTTGATGCTTTTCAATCATATTGGGGTTCATATACATGTCCATACTTCCATACATCTTATATCACCTCATTACTCAAAGCATAATTACCGACATCATTTGTATGCCAAAGTGTAATCCCACCATCAAAGACCTGTTTAATTTCATTTAAGTCTTCAGTGTTAAAATCACCCGTAATATTACAGCTTTTTGTTTCTACATAATTCCAATTCTTTCTTGTATGTAAATTAGGTATTTTTATTTCATTTTTCTTATACCCAAACATATTGAAGAATTGTTCTAATCGTTTACGATATTCAGGTTTTAATGTTTTCTTTATAAACGTAATTCCATCATAACGATGACCCATATCATAAGAAGTGTTTGAGCCTTGTTTACTTAATTGTGGTGGCATATTTGCAATATCTTTCTGTTTAGCTTGTAAGGCTTCCATTTGCAAGTGTGCATTTCCAGCCCCTGTTACAACATTCATTGCACCACCACCCATTTGCGATAAACCAGCACCCATCATAAAAGGATTTCCACTCATAGCAGCAATACCACCACCACCAATTTGTGCAACTCCTCCAGCTACATTCATAGCACCGTTAAAAGTTATCTGTGCTTTTTGATTCTCAATACTATTCTTATTGCCTTGTAAATAAGCATTCAATAGATTAGAGATAACAGGGATATCATTTGTATTATTATTAATCAATGCATACTGATTATCTTGATGGTTCGTCATATTTGACTTATCATTATAATTTTGAATACCATAACTAACTTTATTACTTGTACCCAATGAACCTTTCATATTTAAAAGAATAGAGTCACTATAAATGTTTTCTAATTTATAATCGGTTCGATTACCTTTAAAATCATCCATCGTTAATAAGGTATAAGGATACATATAAAGCTTACTTTCTTTATAGTCGGGAATACCTGTATATTTGCCCCCAACGGTAAATGTTTCAGTCTTATAACGTTTTACATCATTTAAATATAAACAAGAAATATTTTCGCTAGGAGTACTACTTGAACCCACTTGCACAGCTTCAAATTTTTGGTCTTCTTCAGTAAACTTTACATAAAGAAATGTTTCACTACTTCCTGTTACAGTAATAGGACAGCCAATAGATTCTGTTACATAAATAGATGCAATATCACCATCCGACTTTTTAGCTGTTTGTAGCATGTTCAAAAATTCTTCGGGTTCTGTCATTGGGGTTTCTCCCCCATCAGAATTTAAGAAAACAATTCCTTCCCCATCTAACGTCATAGGCAACACATACCAACAAAGAGGTTGTGCAACACCGTTATAACGTGACTTGTTTTTCCCTGCATTAGTTCCATGTAATGGCATTGTGGTTACCATTACAAGGAATTTAATGTTTTTATTGGGAACAAACTGAGTAACATGTACATCATCATATTCGAGTCCATAATCTAAACCTTCATCAGCTGTGTTAATAATAGGCGCACCGTTTTCATCCCATAATTGACAATGTTCACGAACAATAAAGGAAGGTCGAATATTAATCTGAAAAAGCCACGTTTGAAGCACATCAATTTCGAAATAGACATAAGTTACACTTCTATTTTTTCGCTCCAATTTTGTGATGAACGCATAAAACCACTTATTACTATAGCCTGTATTACGGAATCTCATGTAACTAGCATCACGCAAACTATCAATAGAAGCATCAACTGAAACATAAGCTTTTCCGTTATTTTCGATAAAAGTTGCTTCAATCATTTTATGAACGAGTGAACGTGAATTAAAATATGTTAATTGTTCAGTTTCATCATCGAACCATCTTGTATGTTTGTAATCATTTGAGAAGGGGACACCCTTTAAAAAATCTACATTACTACCCGAAATAGGAATAACTGCCATTGTTACTCACCTCACTTTCCCTTAATCTTTAAAAATTAATGTTATAGGATTTGATCCGTTTTGATAAACATTTACAATCCAACCGTTTTTAAGTTGTAAAAGGTTTGGAGTTTGCCATGTTCCCGCGTCCGAACCTAAAATAAGCTGTTTTTTCTCTGTCCCTGTTTCACCATAATAAATCGTTATAATTTCATTTGGCTCACATTCCCCAAAAATCAAAACTTTATCTTCATATCTTTGAAATTCAGCTGTTAAATTAAGCAATTGTAACAGTCACTTCAGCAGTATCAGATAGGTTTTCAGCACCTACAACCGCTTTATATGTAACAGTTAATTTTGTTCCTACTGGTTCAGTGACATCAACTGTTAATAGACCAGTACTAGAAATTGTTGTACCTGCTTTTGTTTTTCCAGTTACTTCATAAGTTTGTGAAGTTGCTGTTCCATCTTCTACAGTACCAGTAAATTGTTGTGTAGCACCTTGTTTTACATCAGCTGTTTTTGGTGAAATCTTAGCAATCGGAACAATAATAACAGGTTCATCAGCCGTAGAGAATACAACTGCATTTTCTAGAGTAGAACAAGAATGTAATTGCCAAATATGCAAGAAGTACGTCCAATACAAACCTTTAGGATTGTAAATGTTTGTCATTTCGATATTCGTATCGTATGACATGAACCAATCTTCATCGACTAGAACAGCTTTAATTTCTTTGTTTTCGAATTCATCAATTACAGTTACTTTAGATAAGAAATCTGTGCGTGACATATTGAAAGCAACCGCTAGTACATCAACATCGATTTCCGCTTCTGTATCAGCATCAATAAATAAGTGTAAACCTTCTAATTCAGAACGAGTGTGTACACCAGTATGATTATATTTACGTGAACCCATACCAAGAGATAATTTTTTAACCATTGCACGAATCTTTTTAACAAATTGTTTCGTAGCATCTGGAGTAGTTGGGTCTGCAACCTTCACATGATGGAAGTAACCTTTTACATAATAATCATCAATCAGTTTACGCATGTATAAGTATTCATCTAATTCTTGTGAATTATATAAAGCTTCAAAAATACCAGAAATGAAGTTATCTAAATTTTGATAGCTTGTGAATGCTGCTTTTAATTCTTGTTGAGAAATTGTTTGCTCATAGAAGTCTTGGCGGTTACGTTGATGGAAGAATACTTTAATATCAGGAATTTCACGTTTGAATAACGTTGTTTCACTGTCCTTAGGGTCAAAACGTTTCGCCTTAGTGATATCTGTGTATACCTCTTCGATTGTGTAGCCTAGTGGCATCATGCCCTTTTTAAATTTACCTAATGGGTTTTTAAGAGATTTGTGTTTAATAACAACTAGTCCGATTCTATCAATCAATTGATTTAAGAAATCGTTTTTGTGTTGTAATAGCGAGTTAATACCGATACCAACTTCACCGATATTACGGTCATCAGCCGTTGGAACAGCAAGCGCATATGCTCCACCTAATTCAGCACGAATTGCATTTAATAGTTCGGCTGTGTTGCTGATATTTACTTCTGCTGTAGAAAGCGTACTATAAATATCTGACATTTTAATTGTAGCCATTTCTTTTCCTTCTTTCTCTTTTGTATTTTCTTGATGTTATTGCGGATTATTTACCGCTTAACAAATCTGAAAGAGTAACGTTTTTCTTTAACTCTTCCTTTTTCTTTTCTTGGAATCCCTCAAAATCTCTTTCTTGAGCTGATAGTTTATTAAAGTAATTTACATTTGCTTCAATTAAGCTATCATTTTTCTTTTTGAGTTTTTCCATGTTAGACTGAATTTCTGTAGATGTTTTCTCGAATGAAGCTCTATCTTCACGTAAAGATAACACGATTTCGGCTTTACGTGATTCTTCTATTTCTCCACCAAGTAATTCAGTTAACATTTCTTCATGTTCTTCAGGTTTTAAAGTAGTCATTTCTAATCGTCTCCCTTTTTATCAATTTGTGAACGTTTATTTCTTGTTCACTGGAATTATCATAAATCTTTCCTTATTAAATGTAAATCTACTTAATGTGTTATAGCTACTTAATTTGGTAAGTATTTATCCTAATAAAAATATAAGTTCTAGAAATCTAATTTTTCTCTTATAATAGAAGAAACACGTTTTATCGTTTCATATATTTATCTTTTTTCATTTTTATTAAAATTAACTATTGTATTTTTCATCAATCTCCTGTATTATAAATCTTGTAAGCGAGAGAAGTTATTAAATTTCTCTTACATAAATCTTTTAAAAACTATCTTGACAAATTCATTAAGAAAATGTTAAGATGATATTAAATAAAACAAAAGAAAGA